GGGAGTAATTCTGCTGCTTTTGGTGGCAATTATCAGTTATTTGAAAGTGTTGGCACTGGTTCTCATGGTTGGTTACAACAATTAAATGCAAGTTATGGGATTGACCATTGGTATACTGCAAATGGTACTACCTTTACTAAATATTTAAATTTAACAAGCACAGGCTCATTAACATTAGGCTCAACAAGCGGAACTGGTACTGGTTCTCTATTTGCAGGTACAGGAAATTTTTCAGGGCAGTTAACTTTAGGCTCAACAATTACAAATAGTACTTATACTTATACGCTACCATCTGCAACAGGCACACTTGCCTTAACTTCTCAAATTACATCCGCTATTTCAGGGACAACTAACTACGTTCCAAAATTCACAGGAACTAATTCAATCGGTAATAGTGCAATTTATGACAGTTCTGGATTAGTGGGATTTGGGACTACTACTCCTGATGTTGCCGTTGAAATAAGAAATACAAGTGGTTTATTAACTGCTTTAAGATTAAAGAGTAATGCAGGAGGTACGAATGTTTGGGGAACTATGCAAGCCAATGAGAATACACAAGTATTTAATTTTGGTACTGATAGTGCTCATCCGTTAGCGATACGAGTTAATAATGCAGAGGCGATGAGGTTGTCTACCGCAGGTAATTTAATTATAAATCGGACTACTGATTCAGGCTATAAACTTGATGTAAATGTAAGTGCAAATATACAAAACGATTTATACGTAAATGGCACATTCCCAATAACAATATTATCTGAAGGCGGTGTAATTATTGACGATTCATTCGGGTTATATTGGAAAGCTAATGTTTCATCAGGTTCTGCTTTAGCAGGAATAGGGACAACAAGCAGCGGATTAGATTTTTATACAGGCTCATCACTTGCTACACCTAAATTAACCATAGCATCCACAGGTTCAGCTACGTTTGCAAGTTCAGTCACAAGTAATGTAAATTTTATAATAAATAGAGCATCTTTAACAAGTTCAAATCCGATTCAATGGCAAACATCAGGTAGTAATGATTGGTTTTTAGGAAGCTCACCTTTAGGAACTTCAACATCTGACTTGTCATTATATTCCTATGGAACAAATTCAGTAGTTTTAAATATTATTAAATCTACAGGTGCAGCTACGTTTTCGAGTAGTGTGAGTGCTACAAAAGGAGATTTTGGAACTGCATTTACAAGTACTAATCTACTTCAGGCTTTTTCTGCATCTGCCACAGACGCAAGTTTATTTCAGGTCGGTATGGTTGGTGTGAGTAATGGATTTGTGCTGAAAAGAGAATCAAGCGTATTTAAAATGGAATGGGCAGGAACTGCTGATTTTGGTGGTGCATTAACAGGTACATCTGCTACGTTTAGTGGTAATATAGTTATGGGCTACAATAATTCTATAAGATTTGGTGCATCTCCTTATAGATATTCAATTTATCGTTCATCGGCTGGTGATTTATTTACATATTTCGATGATGAATATGATAGTTCATTAACAAAATTAATATTCAGAATGCGCACTTCTGGTACGCCTATTAATGCTTTAACAATTACAGGTGCAGGTAACTTAGGTATTAACACAACAAGTCCAAGTGCAAAACTCGATGTAAATGAAACAAGTGCTGGAGTTATAACAAATTGCGTTACTCTGACAAATGCTTCAAATACAATTAATACCGAGGCAGGATTATTCTTTGCTCCAACTGTTGCTACTGGGAATATAAGAGGTGCAAGAATTACAGGATTTCAAGAAGATGGGAATAATTCAATCGGATTAAAATTTTATACAGGAGTAGGTGCATCAATTACAGAGAAAGCACGTATCACATCAGCTGGTCGTTTACTTTTAGGAACTACATCAGAAGATACTTACTTGCTTGACGTAAATGGGACGGGGAGGTTTACTGGGGCATTAAGTGCTAATAATACTATTACAGTCGGCAATTCAGTCACCGCAGCCAACTCATCAATAAGTTTATTGGGTGTATCAGGGGTATCTTATACATGGACAATAACTAATGATGCAAATGGATTATCATTTGGAGGTGCAGTTAGTCCATCGTTTAAATTAAATGGGGCAACAGGAGCAGCTACTTTTTCGAGTTCAGTTACCGCCACATCATTTTTTGAAAGTTCAGATAGTCGCTTAAAGACATTAATATCAGATAACTATAATGCAGAAGGTATTCAAAATATATTACCAAGACTATACCAAAAAAATGGAGTTGTTGAATTAGGTTATTATGCTCAAGACGTTCAGCAAGTTTTACCTTCAGCAGTAGTTGAAAGAATGGATGGATTTTTAGATTTATCTTATCGTCAAGTCCATACCGCTAAAATAGCTAACTTAGAAAACAGAATTAAAGAATTAGAGGATTTAATTAAACAATTACTATAATGCCAGATACTTGGGCGGGAACCGCAGATGCTGAATTATGTACAGGTAACTGTATTAGAGATGGCGGTGCAAATGCAATTTTTACGGTAACAACAACAATCCCAAGCGGATTAAATAAAAAGGCAATGACAAAGGCGGAATTAGCAACTTACACAAGTATTTCAACAGGAAGTACACCGTTAAGTGATTATGCGTCAAATCAATGTCCATCCAAATCAGCAATTTTAGGAACATTTTAAATATAGATTATGAAAGAAATACAACCAATCCAAATATGGGATAACGGGCAAACAAAAGAGGCTATTAAGCTAAATGCTTATGCAATAAATGTAAGTTTAGGAAAATCTGCACAATTCTATTATTCTTTGCTATCAGAGGCTAATGAAACTTTGGCTCAAGGTAACATTACAATGGATGGTGATGATTATCAAGCATGGGATTCAGATGATATTGCATGGGAATTTATTGCGAGTAAATTAAATTTAGTTGTAATCGGTGACTATATAGAACCTATAAATGAAGATTAGAGTTCTTGACACAGAGTTAAAAGTAGGTAACATTCGTAGAAAAATAAACTCTGTGAATATACTATCTTTTAAATATTCTTTTTTTTGTGAGGGTGCAGATATAACCTGTCAAGTGTTTGATGAAAATAATTGTATTTGTTTTGAAGAAATTATATTTATAAAAAAAGAGATACTTAAACACTTAGGCTCGGATGATAATAAAGTAATAAGTGAGTTACTTATACGCTTAGGATTAAAAGAATATAACACAAACGAGCAAGGCAATAAAAAGATAAAGAAATGAGTAATTTAATAGCAATTAATTTTTCAGAATATTCACAACCAAAGTTTGAGGAAAAAAAGAACCAAGACTGGGTTTCATACGGTGCTGATAATAAATTCCCTTTGCACTTACTTTCTTTATTAAATACTTCAGCAAAACATAACGCAATCGTAAATGGTAAAGCTAATTACATCGCTGGTGGTGGTATTGTATTTGAAGACGAATCAAAACAATATTTAGTTGAAAAACCTATCAATCGGTCACGTGAAACGATTAACGACATATTAGATAAAATCACTTTAGATATTGAAACGTTTGGCGGTTGTTATCTTGAAATTATTTACAATTCTTTTGGTGATGCCGTTTCTTTGTATCACGTAGATTATTCAAAAGTACGGTCAAATCCCGACAATACATTTTTTTACATTAGTGACGAATGGGCAATCAAAGCAAAGCCGACAGATATACAAGGGATTGCAGCGTTTAATCCTGCAAATCCGACAGGAAAACAAATTGTTTACTTAAAAGAATATCGTCCGGGAGTTAATACTTATACACTTCCAACTTATCAAGGTGCTTTAAATTACATCGAGTTAGATGTTGCAGTTTCAGAATTTCATTTGAACGCTATTCATAACGGGATGATGCCTTCAAAGATGTTATCTTTTAACAATGGTATTCCTACTGAAGAAGAACAACGTAAGATTGAACGTCAAGTAAAAGATAAGTTTAGCGGTGAAAAGAACGCTGGTAAATTTATTATTAATTTCAATAATGACCCAGCCAAAGCACCGACAGTCATCGACTTGTCAGCGTCAGACTTAGACAAACAATTCGATTTATTGAATAAGACTATTCAACAAGAAATATTTTCAGGTCATCGTATTACTTCAGCAAGTTTATTTGGTATCTCTCAAGAAGGTGCTTTGGGTGCAAGAACTGAAATGCGTGACGCTTATGAGATATTTCAAAATACATACGTAACAGGTAAGCAACAATTTATTGAACGCTGGTTAGCTTATATATTACCTTTGTTTGGGATTGAAGATGAATTTCATATTAAGCACACCGAGCCTTTAGGGTTTGAATTTAGCGAAGCAATCATGTCAGCTAATATGACACGTGAAGAAATACGTGAAAAATTAGGTTTGCCCATTGAAGATAAACCAGTTGCAGTTGTTGAATCTCAAGCATTTAGTGAGCAAGACGATGACTTTGCAATAAGTATATTCTCTGACTTTTGCTTTTTACCTTCGTCTGTTATTTCACGAGATATGACTTCAGACCCATTATCATTGAAAGGCTTAACATTTATTAGCTTATTGTTTTCAAGTGTCGCCAGTGAGCCTAAAACAACCTGCTTGTCAACTTTTAAAGCAGTCACCATATCATCAACGGTAGTCAATGGGTTT